CCAAAGCCCCATAGTCGCACACCCTGATCTTCCTCGCCGCGTACAAGAACGGGACTAAAAAAGCGTTGCCGTGCTGACAATGTCTTCGCCATCTTGATGGCGTCATCACTGCCATCCTTATAAAGTTGACGGATAAAGTCATCAAGAGGATCACTTTCTCCAAAGTTTTTCTTTGGGCTCAAGAATCCAGGGTTCTTACCTAGGTTATAGTGAAACCAGTATTGCTTAAACGGATCTCCGTCCGAAGTTGGCAAAATACGAATTGTTTGTTCACCGTCCTCTGGACGCCAGAAAACGCTCTTGCCTGCGCCATGATTTTCCAAGGCGTCGCGCTTTGCCTTCATTTTTTCTAAATCAATACCCATAGTCTTTCTCCTTTTTAGGTAAAGTATGATTAGCTAATATTCCAATCATCTAGTCTAGTATCATAATAACAACGTATAAAGAAAGGTAAACTATAAATTTGAATTTTCTTCTTGTATCAAAGAAGCGTAATGTACGCTATAGATGTAATTTTGATCGTAACTTGTTGAATATATTGAAAAAGCAACATCAACTTTTTCTTCTTTTTTCTGCGCCCTTACAAAAGCACGTATATCCTGTAATAGATTTTTATTAGATTCTAATTCAACTGAGTTAATCGCAAAATAATATATTTTTATACGAGGGTATTTTAAATCGTAAAACATTTTCTCTTCTTTCGATTCGTAATCAACAAGCCCAAAAGTACCAATTCTCGCTGTTATTGGTATCATGGACGGTGATAAAGTAGTCAACAAAGGCTCTATATTATTATACACATTCATCATGTGATGTGTTCCCACAATCAGCTCATTTAAACTATCCCAGTATTTTGTAATAGATAATTGTGTGACAAGTTTTTCAACTAACATATTGTTTACAATATAAATTTTTTCAAAAACAGCAGAACGAGCGTACTGTTGTAACACTTGCAAGGTTAACCTATGTTTTAACTTTGCCTCCACACCCAATGATATTTCATCTGGCTTTATGTATAAAACGCTAATCTGCTTATCTTTCAACTCTTCTAAAATTCTTAAAACAATACCACTTATATTCCCAACTCCTGAAAGGATGAGTATGATGGGGGCATCCTTTAACTCTAGTTTAACAGATGTATAGTTTGCTTCATATTGTTCATGACTTTCCTGTTCTTCAATTTTTATAAAGGTACCGTCATAATCATTATCTTCTGTATCCATATAAAATATTTTATATTCCGGATATCCTGAAAAAATTTTTGCCATGGCGCAGCCGGGATGTCCTAGACCAACTATATTCATGCTATTTGTTTCATACTCCCAAAATCTGTACCCATACTCAAATGGCTTGTAAATTTACCATATATAGTATCAGTAAATATATTGATTACCTCTTGCAAAATGTCCTTTTCTTCTTTGCAAATGTCTATTATCAAGCTGTCATGAATACAAAATGCAATCTTAGATTCGTATTTTTTTAACAGATTATGTACCCTCAACGCTGATCTTAAAAAAAGATCACTAGCAGTGCTTTGTACTAAATAATTTAGTACTTTGTCTTCTTTTACTTCTATCTTTCTACCAAAAGGAGTAGTAACAACACCATCATGATAATATTTTTTTATTATCTCATTCTTATCTATGTATTGCCCTAGCTTTTTGTTTCGAGCCTTGGGGTTATACAACCATGCGAAAACACGTCTCTTGCTCTCTTCTCTATCATATTTTGAATCAAAAACATGCTTATTGATTAAATTATGGATATCTCCCACAGGTTGTTCACGCCCTAAGAGACCGAATAAAGTACGTATTTCTGCTGCACTAAAATCCAATTCAACGAACAAATCATTATTAGGTCGCAAAATGCTTCGTAGCTCTTTATTTAAAGTAAGGATTGGGAAGCTTTCCTTTTCAGTTGTTAATCGGCCAGTCACGGTTCCCCAAGGCTTATATTTAATGTAGTTTGCCGAATTTTTAATTTTATTAAGTGTTTCTCTGTTTTTTATATTAATAAAATCCAAATTTTCAACACGTGTGTTTAACTCTTGCTCACTAATTTCTTTAAGGAATTTTACGAGTTCTAACATAAAATTATAGTTACTTGGTTTTTTATAATGTTCAAAAACATAATTTGCTATTTTGTTTTTAACTTCACAGTACTTAAGCAGAAACTTTTTTGGAACCAAGTCATAAAAACAAACATCGTTTAAATTGACTCCGGCTTCTTTAAAAGAAGTTAGAAAAGCCCTCGCCTTGGTTTCGACTTCACTCCACTCCTCTTTAAGATGTTCAGGACAAGTCTCCGAGAGAGATTTCCCTGCAGCCCAGATCTGAGCATATTCAACAGATCGGTTTTCAAAGTGTGGTGTATGGGCCCATGTATGTGTTAAACTTAAGTTGTTGGGATAATGGTAAAGATCACCGTCGCTATAAATAGCATAACATTCTTTTTTGTTGTCTAGCGTTTGAAATAGCAAATGTTCCTCATTTTTTGTTTAAGACACCAGTCAAAGGCGCGGGCACTCGATCGGGCGAAGCTACTTTGGATTCTGCTTCCCTTTTTCTGCGATCGTAAATAGACTTTGGATTACCGTGCCAATATTTGCCTTCTGTATTAAATATAGTTTTCAACATGCCCCTAGTCAAGTCATTTATATAATCTAACGCTGCTCCAGATCCAAACATCCTGCTTCGTCTAATTAACTCTTTAGAATAATTAGAAAAATTAACTTTATTATGAGGAGTATTAGACTCTAATAATCTGAGTTTTAAAATAATTTTTAGCCAGTATTCGCTGCCGTATACGTTAACGTGTCCCGGCGCATCAGCAAATGGAAGGTGAGCGGAAAGGAACAGTGGTTCTCTAAAATTCTGTTGTTGTTTCACTTTAATCTTGGAGCATTCTCCACTGGAGTTGGTTTCGTATTTTATTTTTGTGTAAGCCTCAAATTGAGAATAGAAAGTATTATAAAAAGAAAACATATAGTTTTTAAAATTATCAAGTTCTGCAAGATGGGCTTTTTCATAATAATATTCAAAAACATTTTCAAATTGAATACCGTAATTTCCCATGTATTTTTTTGCACCCAGAACTCCAGCATCTTCAGAATTCGGCAATGCGCCGGAGGCGACATTAAAAACCAGGCGCCACGGAGCATTCTTATCTACCATAAAACCAAACTTTTTTGCTGTTTTTACGAAAAATACAAAATTAGGATCGCTAACATACTTTAAAACATTTTTATTGTTTGCTACTCCATGCAGTTCTGGTGCGATTTCTAACATCAAACCACTAATGTAAGGACTACAATGGTGTGATAAAATATATCCGGTTCTTGTAATCGGAAAATAATAGACTATTCTGCTAATATAAATTAAAAACTGTTGCATGAAATCATGAAAATTTTTAATTTTTTCAAAACGACGTTCAATCATTAAATATTTTTCAACAAAATCATTATATATTTTGTTCACGTATTGATAGTACGACCACTCTAAGTCACCAGCTCTCTGAGCTTTATGAACCTTTATCCTTCTATACAACAAGCTTTTTTTGTTGAGGCCAGGATCCATTTTTCGTACGTAGCCGCGCATATCATTAAAAGCCTCGGCTACAAAATCGATAGCTAGTTCAGTTCTGTCCCCGCCAGTATAAATTTCTGCCAAGTTTGCAACATTAGCCAGATAAATTGCATCTCCTCGCCGGTCTATTCTACCATAAAGAAGTTGTTTTCGTTCTAAGTCGAAATGTTTTACACCATCGAAATTAGGATAAAAATTATGTAAATTACTTTTGGAATTGAAAATAGCTTCTGTGACTTTATTTGACATAATTTATTTTCCTCTTTTTTTGCCAAACCCTTGCTGTTTCCCTGTCAAGCGGGTTTCATAATGACCTGAACTTATTTCCATCTCTGTTTCCATGATCGCAAAATATCCACCCAAATTTAACTGATAGGCTAATGATTTAGCATCTGCGACATCTCCCAGACCAAGAAGACTAGCATTTGCGTAAAAAAGCATACCAGGTGTAAAAAGAGAATTTCCAATTAAAGTTACATCACAATCATATACTTCTCTCAATTGCGCAAGTTGGTCACCTCCGCCTTCGATCGCATGAAAGCTCCTCATTACGCCGAGGCCTTTTAGAGCGCTTTTTTTAAATTTCATACTTTTTAGTAAGCCACGATCAGATCCAATGTTGAAGTGGAATAAGCCATCTTTTATATCTTCCTGGGGGCGTCCTGTTCTTTTTGTTATATCTCTTATTGTAGAGACTTGAACTAACCAGTAGTCAAAAGAAGTTCTAATCATTGATTCATCAGAAGTAACCTGGCGCGCCTTATCATAGTAATTAACAGTAAACTCATCACTGTATATATCAATTTCTGGTTCAAGTGGCAACAGTTCAGTCACTGGAGATGTGGGCCGGCCACAGATGGTTATTTTTGCACCTTTCATTTGTCGTCCTGGAAGGGACAAACTTATGCTTTCCGTTCGAGTGCCACGAGGTTTAAGTGCTCTTATAAAGTCAGTAGATAAAGCAGGCATCACTAGTTGATTGATAATTTTTGTAATGAAAGTACCAATTGGCATTTTAATTTTAGCTTTTCTTACAATTGTTTGAAGAAACCAAGCCTGGAAAAGATCAAAAGAAATTGGGAATTGAGCTAGATTAATTCGTTGTAAAGTAGAGCTGCTATCATAATATTCTAAAGGACCTAGTAACAAACGTACTCCATTTAATGGGTAATCTAAAGCAGACTCTTCACCCTCTATATAGCTTTCTTGTACATAAATATGCGATCCTTGATTAGGCATCGTAGGATTTTTGGTGTCTCTACCCTCAGCAAGAGCAAGAGTCTGTGATGGGAGCTTTAAAGCTTTTAATCCTGCATTTTTGCAAGCTAACTCAATAATATCTCCTAAAAACAAAAAGTAGTATTTATGAGGACCCTCGGATGGAGATAATACCGATACCTTGGCAGGATCTCTTTCAGGTGGCTCATCTGCTTTTTTTCCATCTTTTGATTTTGATTCTTCTTCTACAGCTGCTTTAATAGAGTTGGCAGTCGATTGTTTAAGATTTGCCAAAGATTTATCAGACGACATTTTTATTTCACTGCACCGACCGACAGCCAAAGTTTTACTAGCCTCTCCTATAGCGGTGGTACTTTCCCTTTTTGCTTCTTCTCTTTTTATCTTGCTTTTTTTTGTTGCTTCGTCGCCGGCTGAGTTAATTAATCCCATAGCTTGTTGGACTTTTTCTTTATTAGCGGAAGCACAAAATAATCGAGTTCCATTCCCGCCCGCAGTTTGAGGGTTTCCATCAATTAACTGAGCCATGAAACCTTCATAAACCTGTTCTCTAAATGCTGCTCCTTTCTTTTTTAGTGCACTTATTAGTAGGTTAACATTATCAGCCTCTTTAAACCATTCAAATATTTTAGCTAAATCAGGAGTTTTATCTGATGCGCCGGGAACGTTTTCCGCCTTTATTATGGATACAAATAATTCACTCTCTTTTAGCAATTTTTGTATTAATTTTTTTGCTTCGCAATCAGGTATTTTACATGCTGGCGAATTCATTCCTCTATGCGCAGATAAAATTTGACTTGAAAGTTTAGCTAACGCACCATAATTATTCTTAATTTCTGCTTTGGGGCTGTACAAGAGATTTCCTTCCTTCCCTACAACAAACGTTTCTTGAAAAATGTTAGCGTAACTATTGTTTAAGACTGATTCTATTCGTCCCCAGTAATTGATAGATAAAGTTACAGAACCGTCGTCGTCTATATTAAAATCATAATCTCTCAAAGATAATGCTAAAACAATGTTCATTTTTTCCAAGCTTTCAAGTAATTTTACTTGTTTAGAATTAGAAGGTTCAGAGCCGATATTTTGAATCATATCTTTGGTGGGAGAATGATATCCCAATAAAACTTTAATTTCATAGTGCATGGGATTTATGTGTTCAGTCTCTCTATCAATTCTAGCGCCTGGATGGATAACCAAATCTACGTATCTCAAACCTCCTTTCTCTGGTGGCGGTTCACCGGGTGGTTGAGCAGTCAAGTCTTTAAGACTTTTTAATTTTATTTGAAGAGAGCATTCTATATTATGTTCGACTGCACCATGAGAAGTACCTATTTGTCTCACCCTAAACGATTCTAGGCCAATATTTCTCCACGAGGCTTTCGTTGATTCGCTAGCCAAGTAATCTTCAACAGAAGCAGCATTTTCCCTACCAAAATTATCTGAAAACTTGAACTCCCTGTAACACGGGGTGTTAAGCGGTATCCTTTGGCCGGTTGCCATAGTTTGGACTTCTGTAAATCCATCTGGAGAAGAGCCCTCCGTGGGTCCTTCTGCGTCGATTACAGTTTCTGTGGCGGCTTCAGGGGCCAATTCTTCATAAGTAACACGATATATTTTAATTTTTGGCTGCAACAAAGATAGTGTGGAATTCTTTAATCCCAAAAAAGGAGATAGGTCTGGCAACCCCCTTAATCTAGTCACAATATCTGGGCTGCTGCCATTAACCTGTCGAAAAGTTCTATAAGCGAAAAGACCTAGATGTTCCCTGTAGTAAGAAGAGACTTCATTAATATTTTGACTTAAAATATACTGTTCTACATTACGAAAATTTCTTTCATGTCTTCGAACACGTTTCTCTTCTTTAAGGCGGCGCTTCTTTTCTTCTGAAACTTCGTCTTTCCCATCTTTGCTAGCTGCATCTTTTTTGGGGTCAGCCATATTCTTCTCCGATTAATATCCCATGTAGTATAACACAGAATCCAAAGGAAGTGGGATATATATTATTTGTCCTGGTCTAACATGAAACTCTGTTGGCTTCTGGTTGTAGAGAGCAATGACCCACCATTTTTCTGGATCGTTGTAAAACTCATTAGCCAGTTTAAAGAAACGATCTCCAACGCCCCAAACGTGCTGGGCTCTTTTAAAATTCTTAAGATCTGCGACAGAAGGATGGCGGAATTGAGGTGTATCATACTGACGTATGAATTTCTTTCCTCTACTCTTTAAATAACGTCTATAGGCAGAGTTATTGTTAATATAAATGTTTTGATTAAAATATCTCATAATATTATCCTTCTCCTCCTAGAGTAAGGTTGCCGACACCGAGCCCCAGGGGACTCGGCTCAAAAAAGCCTTCAGGTTGGCCACCCTGGCCAGTGAGATCGAAGATGCGGTCTTCTTCAACCGCCTGCTCACGAATCGCTGCTTGGTTTTCTTCCAGGCAACCTTCGAGTTTTCCATCGGCGGGGTTGACGTCGCAAAGTCTCTCGGTTGGAGCATCAACGACAGCATCTTCGACGGGGTTGACGTTAACTGCTGCGGCATCTTTATCCTTTGTTGGATCAGGTAGGTCTTTATCCAATTCTATGCCATATGGAAAAGAGCGCGCAATGTTTGAACCTTCGTTGGACGGTCCGCGCCAGTCTCCAGTATTGTGGTCCCACCCTAATGAATGTTCATGAATAGCGGTTAAATTAAAACTGAGTTTATATTCTGCTGGAATTACAAAATTAGATGGTCGAGTTGTTCCTTCGCCTATCAAAGCGTCATATCGATCTTGGTCGTTAACCCGGCCGGTGGGGGCAACGACCAAGCCCTCCAGATCCCGTAGGGGATCTGGTCCCGCGGGGTCAACACCCAAATGCTGGTCTACAACAATCGGTATAAAACCAGCTTTCTTATTGTGACTAACTCTTACTCCTGTGATAGTGCATAATAGACCCTCAAAATGATTTGCAGACATAATCATATTAGCGTATTTAACTCTGAAAAGAGGTGAGGCGGAAACTGCATTTGTTCCGTGAGAATCCTCCTTGTAAGCAGGGTATAGAGAAGCCAAGAACCAATTTATATTAGCGAGATTTCTTAATGCCATATTCTTTCCACTAGATGGTACAGTAATAGTTAATGCCAGATTACGCTGTGAAGCTTTCCAAATATGATATCTATCGGGACGTCCATAAACATTTACTGAATTAAAGTCTGGACGGAAATTATCTACAAAAGCGTCCAAGAAAGCTATAAATGTAATCCTAGGTGGATTTTTAATGTGCATTGGTATAATTTCTATTAGAGTTCCTCGGGCGGCGGCGGTGGTGACGACACTATCTTTTTCCTCTCCCGACTTTATTATTTCTGGAGTGACTTTTGTAAAGCTTTTCTGCATGCCGTTGACATCGTTCTTTGCGATTAAGCTTCTTTCGTACGGGAGAAAGCTTTGTTTTGCCTGAAAAAATTTATTTGCCATTATTATCTACCTTTCTGCACCGCTGCTTTAAGTTTACCTTCCATAGTGTGCGGCAGCAGGATCCGGAAAAGTTTCAAGCCGTCGACGTTGACAATAAGTTCCTGCTGGCCTGCGCCAGATTGGCCGGTGGCCTGGTCTGCTTCCTCGCGGGGGTGCACCACGATAGTGGGGGCGTTTAAAAGTTGAGTGATCAGCCCTTTGATCTGATCTACACTCCCGGGATCTGAGATATTTACAGCATTTAACATTACCGCAGCATCCTGGAAAGTTTTGCCGGCAGCTTCGGCAGCGGCTGTGTCGATATTAACAACCCAATCAAATGGTTTGGAAGCACCTAGGGCCGCGGCGGCAGCTGCAGCGCGCTCCATCCCACCGACAAAAGGAGTAAGTTTAGTATCCACTTCGGATTGTGAAGGCATGCCTGTCCATATAGTTCCAGTTTCATCTGTTATCTCTTTGATCTTGTCCATCGACTCTCTGACTCTTTCTTCAATCTTTGTGCCGGCCGTCTCATCGCCGCCGAATATTACACCCCACATGCCAAGTTCTCTTATACTACCCAGGAAGGGTAATTTATCTATTACGTCAGCAGCCTTAGTTACTTTTTCTATTACTGATTCTATCATAAGTAGACCAGCCGGGCCTGCAATTTTCCTGTCCAGGTTGGCGCCGGCCGGTTCAGCCAGAACGTCAATAAGGCTTTGAAGGGCTTTGACTGGTTTGACTCCCAACATTTCATTGACTTCTCTAACGATATTAGTATAATCTCTCATTGGACCTGCTAGTTCAGACCAGCTTTTCTTCAATAGGTCCGTAGAACTTATTGCTTTTTTAATGCGCTCTTCCATTTCGTCTTGTTTGGTTGCCGCAGTATCCATTCCCTCACCAGCCATTTGGAAATCTTCTTGGCTACCAAATAATCTTGCAGCAGATTCAACGTCCATGTCAAGAGCGTTGGCGATGACCAACCTTTGGCGACGATCCATGTCTTCAAAAGCAACACCCGCATCTGCCACTGCTTCTTTTATCAATTCAAATTTTTCAGCAGGGTCCGCATGGACAAGCTCCATAACAGATAAATGAGTACCACCCAATATCGCGTTTAGTTTGCCGGCTGCGTTCGCCGCGCCATCGAATGTATCAAATTTTTGTGCAAACTTATCCAAGTTTGCTAAAGATATTCCAGTCGCTTGAGCTTGAGCTGCCATACCAGCAAAAACGTCAATAGAACGATCACCATACTGAATTAATGTTTTTGCTGAAGTGTTAAAATCGGCTATTGCTTGGTTAACATCAATGCCCAAAGAGACTGCCAAACCATCCAATCTTTTGGTGCTTTCCATGGCCATGGCTGGAGTTTGTTTTAAAGCTCTCATAAACAGATCAATATTTTTTGTTGAGGCCTCAGTCGTCACGCCATATTTGGCCATACCAGCCACTAAATTAGCAACTCGACTCATTACTTCTCGATCCCCTAAAGAATGCAAACCTGTGCGGAGGCCAGAAATATGTTTTGTTATGGCCTGCATCGAAAGGCCGAGATCCTTTCCATCCAAGCCAATCTCACGCATAATTCCTCTATATGCCACCATTCCTTCGGGGGTCTTAAAAGCTCCCATGGCGGAGACCTGTACTCTCTCAAGCGCTTCAGAATACAAACCAGTGGCAGCGGTATACTTATGAAGGCCAGTGTCCATTGTTTTCGCGAAGTCATTCATGTTCTCTGTTATTTTGCCAAAAAATTCAGTAACTGGAGTATGGAACCTGGCAATTGCAATTTTTTGATTGCTTACATTGTCGGCTATTTTTACACTCGATCTTTTCCAAGCGTCCTCATATTTCTTAAGTTCTTTCATGGCCTCGTCGTCGCCGACGGCCTTGCGCTTGCGGGCCCAGTCTGCCGTTTCTGCTTCTTTCATGTTTGCAGCTGCAATTTTTTGTTTAGCAGCTGCAAGCTTTAAATTTTCAGCTTTGAGTTTCGCTACCGCGGCGAGGGCGTCTTTGTACTTCTTTGTTTCCTCGTTGCCGAGGTCAATTATTTCTTGCGCTTTATCAATTAAGCCTTCTCTTTTAGTTATCATGCGTTGATAACCGTCAACATTGGCCGTAATCATATCAGCCATGTGTTTCAAGTTCTCTTCTTCGGCGGTGCTTAATTCAGCTGCAGCTTCGCTTTTTGCTTTTCTTAGCTTTTTATAAAGAGTAATCAGCTTTTCTACATCTTCTGGATTGTCTGGTACCGCCATTTCATCCCCCTCACATGGTGCATAGTAAATAGTAGACTTGGGCAAAATAAAAAAGCCCAAAAGGATCTTTTATTAACTGTTATCCGTTTCGAGCTTCTTCCATGGCTTCTTTCTGTTTTTCAAAATGTTCTGTTAGCTTATTCAGAAACCACGAACGCAGCCCAACAGGAAGATTATAAGCTTCTATGAAGCTCCAGCCACCATGGAATTTTAGAACAAAAAATTGCTCATAAACTTTTTCCATGTATTCTTCACTCAGGCCAAAAAAACGCCGTGGTAAACGGCACCTCCAGGTCAGCTACAGAATAACATTTTTGGCACACAAACACCCGTTTAAAGTCTATATTAGGCACCAATTGTGAATATAATTTTCTCAAGTGTTTTGAATCCATGGCCGGCATGGAATCAACAAAGTTTTTAATTGTATATCTGTCTTCCACTCCATTGACTGAAGAGATTATTGTAAACAAAAGATCTGTGACATCAGCTTCTTCCACTCTTTCTTTTCTAATCTTTGCCAGCTGTTGTTCATCTTGGCCTGTCATAAGTTGGACGCCGACCACAACTTTTGATTTGGGAAGTTCAACTTCAAAGTCCCCAGTTTTAGACTGAACCGTGATTTTGTTTTCCTTTAAAAATTCTTTATCAAAGCATTTTCCACTATATTCTATTTCATTAAGATCATATTCTTCATCATGTGGAGCGTTACATTCAGGGCAAGTTACTTTTGTACTATAAGAACTGCCATAAGCAGACTTGCGTGTGGCAATCATTATCGCATTTCGATCTCCAACAAAAAGATCAGTCGATTTAATTCTTTCATCCAGCACAAGATTGTTAATAAGTCTTTCCAAGACAACCCCTTTCTTGATAAGGGTCATCGAAGTAAGAATATCTTCCTCCTTCGCGGTCATAAACTTTATTTCAATCGTGTCTTCACCGTGAAGAGGATGACCTTCTGGATAGAAGGCCCCCTTCGAAGGCAACTCAACAAACTCTGTTGGCACCACAAATGCCAAAGGGGAGCCTTGTTGAGAAGCTCCCGCTACATCGCTTGGCTGTGGTCCTCCAGGGACCATCCCCAAACGTTTCTCATTATTGCGCATTTTAACCTCTCGTTAAATTCTATTAAGTGTATTGACCTAGACCGTTAGATGAAGTAGAAGTAGCATATTTAGCAAAATCATAAGTCAGACCGACAGTCACTTCGACCAAGCCGGCGTCAGCCGCGTAAGTCATCTCGCCAGACCAAGCCACGTCTTTAACAAATGCATTTTTCAAGGTCCACTCTTCTCTGATAAAGGGCCCAATAGCGGGTCCAACAATGTTGCCTGGGTCGAGGACAATGGGGCCTCCGGCGCCGGCTCTGTGGCCGCCGTCTAATTGTCTTATCACGACATCACCGATTGTGGCCACAGATGCGGTCTTGGTGAGCCCCATTAGAGAATTCGTAAAGTTAGTAGGAAGATCGTAACCATTGTTCAAAAGAACATTCCAAAACACACTACCTATATTCGGTTCAAAAGCATCAACAAGTGTTACATTGACATCCTGCCATGAAACAATGCCAGGATATTTAAATTCATGATTCATAAATTGATGTTTTGTAGGTGTTGAGGTAAATTTAGGTTTCGAAACACCTTTAGCCATGAATACTAGATCATTACCAAGATGCTTAAAACTTACAGTCCACCGATGTTTTCTTTTAGGCTCGAATCCGCCTGGTCCTGAATCTGAGTAAAATGGCATTATTTTAAGTCTCCCTTATCTCTAATAAATAGTGTTTTATTTAAATTTTTATTTTTAATCGTCAAATGAAGCGCCGCTTCTGGTAATTATAAAGTCAAGGGCTATAAATTCAATAGCTCTTGCAGGCTTTAAGAAGATTTTAGCGTATAGAATATTTCTATCAACTAAATCTGGCGTTGTGGTTGTCTCGTCCAGCACAACCCTAAAGTCCGTTAAGCCTAATCCAGCTTTGACACCCTCCAAGAAAGGCTCGACCTGACCAGTAAACTTATCCCACGTGGCTACAACATTCTGGTCGAAAAGAATTCTAGAAGCGATTTGTGAAATTTCTTTCTTAATGAAGATAAGAAGTCTTCTTACGTTGATTCTGTCCAAGGCGGAAGGAGTTACCTGCAGGGTTTTCTGGCCAAAGATAACGATTCCTTCAGCTGGGAAACTAGCGATTGGGTTAACATTTGCATCGTAAAGTTTATCGCGGAGAGCAGAGGTGAGACGTTCTCTTACCCCAATTACCGGTAAACCTGCCGAACCTTCGCTTAAGCCGCCGCGAGTAAAGCCAGCTGGTGCGAACCAAACTGCTGATTTTCTCTGTGAGCTTGAAAAAGTACCAAGAGCGACAACAGAAGGCGGAACATATAATATAGCGTCATTGACGTTATCTTTAATACGCACCCACGGGTAGAAAGCACAGCCATAACTCGAATTGAGGGACAGATCTTTTGCTTTATTAACGATATCAGAGACAGTACCCATTCGAGCGGCCTCGTCATCATCATTTTCGTGTCTTGGCTTATAACCGCCTTCGACATCGATAATAGCCAAAGCATCAGCACGATCCTCACAAGCGTTAACTAACATAGTATTTAATTTAGAGTTTGTGAGGCCCGGTATAGTAGCAACATCGAATTCTGCAAATTCGCTATCCGATAAGATATCAATTGCTTTTTTGACCGAGTAATATGCATAATTAGTATTTTCGGAGCCGTTGTCTATATATTCATTACGGAAAGGATCGGCTTCTGTTATATCCAATCCATCAAAGCCACCGAACATGGGAGAAGTAAACCTATTCCAATCTCTTTCCAACACTTCTGCAGAAGAGGTGACCGATGGAGTGCCTGTCTCGCCAGCAGTTATAGAACGGCCGCTAGCTCTGGAGCCACTTACCCATATCGCCTTTGAAGTATCAAACCCGCCGCTGCCGCTAACTGATTCTACATCATCTAGGGTAAATACCCAAGAATATTTTGTTTCGTTAGCCAAACTACCTGCTAGCACGCCTGCAGGTTGACCTCTTAGAAGATCAAGGTTGGTTTTATCAAATATTCTAGTGTCTGCTAAAGTTGACTGGTAGCCGAAGTAAGCACGAGTTGCCATAACCATATTGCCCTCAGAAGCAGAAACTCTAAGTCTTGTAGAGGGCCACTGTAGAGAGGCGGTGAGACCACTAGCATTTGACGGAGTCGTAAGATGGTTGCTTTCTACTGCGGCGCCGGGGCCAACGCTGATCAGGCCGGCAGCTGCATGGCCAGTAACCAAAGAATCAGCAGGAAGTGATCCAGTACTGGCAATCCATGGATCAATATCGACACCAGCATTATCAGTTATATTAGAAACTAGTGAACCGCTTAAAAGCTGAAGTTCTCTTGGGATAACAGGTCCATAGACACCATAAGGCAATAGACCTTCGGCTCCTGCGTCGTCGACAATACGTTTGGTTTCCACTCGAACATACTTAGATCTGTTGGGATATTCTCCATGCTCAGTAATAGTTTTGGTAGTTTGATTATAAGCGTAACTTCTATCACCCACAACTTTCTTTATGTAATCAGCAGAATTTGGATTTAAGTTAAGTCCGCTAAAACGCTCAAGAATAACAGGATTGTTATCTGAATCTCCAGCTGCTCTAACAGCTAAAGTAAAAGTACCAAACTTATTAAAGTTATCAGTTGGCGCTTTGATATCCTGAAGGGAGATCTTAATATCTCTATTTATGTGCTCTCCGCTATCGTGAGCTACAAATCTAAACAACTCTTCTGTGTCGACGGTGGGATTAAAGCTAGCTGTAGTAAGACCTCTGGTATCTTGAGAAATATACCAACCAGTTCTAGCTGCGACGGCTTTTTGTAAACGGTCTGCCCAATCGACATCCCAGCCATTGCCCTGGAGACCTACAACCGCACCCCAGAACTGGCCTGTCGAAGTGACTGCTGCTCCGGTGACAGCCATATCATTTAAAACATTAGTTTCAAAAGTTTCACCAAGCCAATAAACTTGTTCAGAGTCAGCTGGAGTTATCTGAGTATTTGTTTTGGTTGGGTCCGTATTAAAAAGTTTTCTAATGTACAAATCACTGTCTTTATCAAAATTGAATGTCGCAGCTTTTACAGTTGAGCCAGATGCATCTTTTACTTTTGCTGTAAACTGTTGATTTGTTGATCTAATTAGTACGCCACAACCTTCTGTTGCTCTTCCATTGGGAGCTGTGCCAGTTATTTCAACGGTTGAACCCCCATCCTG